CTAGAAAAGTAGATAAGGTTAATTGGGAAGAAAGAGCTCAAATGAACGAGATATCAAAAAGAAGTGGAAAATATTTAGTAACTGAAGATGTAGCCAAAGAGCAATTAGTAGATAAATCAAAAGAAAATATTGAGCAAGAAGAAGTAAAAGAGGATAAAGAAGTAAGAGGGCCAACCAAAAAAGAAGATGACCTTTTGGGGTATCTGGGTGGAATCATGAACCTTTTGGAGGGATTCGATGATAAGAAGTAAAGACCTTTACCAAGAGATAGAAGACGAACTAGCAGCTATAGAAAGTGGTGTAACTATGGAAGCTGTGAATTCTGCTGATGCTAGCGTTCAACAATCTCTCACTATGCAGAAAGGTAGAATTCAGGTTAAAATAACTAGGTTAGAGACCGAGCTTAAAAAGGCTCAAGAAGAGATGGCCAAACTAGATAAGCAAATAGCTACTAAGAAGGTTGGGACTGGAATTCAGTAAAAGATGGATGAAAAAGAAAAGAAAGAATTTTTACTTAAAAGTCTACAACAAAAAATTAATGAATATAGTCTTCCTGAAAAATGCGAGAAGATACCAACCTCTGGACAATTAATAGAAATAAAATATAACGATGGAACAAAGGATTTAGTAGATCCAGTAAGTGAATTTTATCTTTGTAAAAAATACTTTAACTATTTTTCTGATAAATATGGTTACATCTTAGACGTAAAAGAAAAAAGAGTCTACGCATTTAAGGCCCATTCGTTTCAAAAGAAAATAATAATACCTGCTCTTCTCGATAAAAGATTCCTCATTTTTAGAAAATGTAGGCAGGTTGGTATGAGCGTTATATGTGGAATATACGCAGTATGGAGAGCTAACTTTAATATAGCCCAAGAAGTATTAATCATTTCTAGAACAAGAAAAGATGCACAAGACTTTAAAGAAAAAGCAATAATAACATACGAAAGATTGCCAAGTTTCTTAAAAACTAAGCCAACCAGAGATGGTCAGAATATGACCACATTGAAGCTAATGAATAACTCTAGAATAGAAGTTAGATCGGCTGCTGCAGATTCTGGTCGTGGTGTTACTGCTTCGTTATTGATAATGGACGAAGTTGCTTTCATGCAATATGCAGATGATATATGGGCATCTGCTTATCCATCTTTGTCTAACTCTAAGGGTCAATGCTTTCTTATATCTACCTCTAATGGAGTTGGCAACTTCTATCACAAGATGTGGGTCGACGCTGAGGAGAAAGAAAATGACTTCTATCCAGTATTTGTTCCTTGGTGGAAGTTCCCAGGAAGAGACAATCCATGGTTAGAAAATATAGACAACCACGATATAGAGTTTTTACAGAAGTCTTTTAGCGAAGAAGAGCTAGAAGAATTAAAGAAAACTCTAAAACAAGATGGATTAGAAGACGACGAGAATGCTTATTGGGATAGGTTGGTAGAAAAGTTTATAGTTAAGAAAGAAGAAGAAGCTCTTAATTATGAAGGACCAAACGAAAATAAACCATGGCTAAAACAGCAAAAAGACAACCTATCCATTAGAAGATTCAATCAAGAAATATTATCTAAGTTCCTTGGTTCAGGTAATACAGTATTGGCAGTTACTACTCTAGAAAGAATAGAAGCAGGATTGAAAGAGCCTTTATTTGTAGACTCTCTAGAAGGACATATTGGAGTTAAGGGATTAAATGTATTTCAGAAGCCAGTTAATGATATAACCTATACAATGACAGTAGACGTCAGCTCTGGTTCTGGTAGAGATTATAGTACCATACAACTATTTAGGGATGATACTTTAGAGCAAGTAGCTGAATATAAACAACAGATAGACACTAAGCAATTTGGTAAAATTATAAAAGTAGTTGCTAAACATTTCAATTACGCCTATGTTATAATAGAAACCAATCAGGGAATGTCCGTATTTAACGAAGTATTCTTAGACAAAGACGACCCATATCAGAACGTATTCTATGAATTTAAAAATAAAGCTTATAGAGGTTTGCATACTGGCCCTGCAAATAAGAAGCTAATGCTTGACGAGTTTATGACAGATATGGAGAATAACCATATAAAAATATATGGCAAAAGAACTCTCGGCGAGCTACAAGTATACATTTGGCACAACGATAAAGCACAAGCATCAAGGGGATACAACGATGACTTAGTATTACCTATAATGTTTTTATCGTATCTTATAAAGTATGGCGACCAAAAGATGAAAGTTTTAGGCTTTGCAACTGCTACTCAAACAGTTGGTTTGACAGAAAACGAAGCAGACGAGAGAGAAGAAGAAAGAAAGTATATGCAAGAACAATACGCTAAAGAAGAAGTAAGATCATCGTTAGGACTAGAGTGGGAAGATTATGCCGATTGGCTTAAGTAAATTAACGTAGCTGCTTGTTGATTATTTTGCAGCAAGACACTAAGATAATTTAAATCGTTCGATAGGAGAGATTAAAATGGCAAAAATGAATATGCATCAGTTCTTCAAGGAGCTAGATTACACTCTTGACGAGCAAACTTCTAACTATATAGAAAGCCTAAGTGAAGTTAATTTAAAGCTTCTTATAAAGAGAGTTTACGAGAGTAATGAACTTGTAAGCAACGAACTTAATAGACAGGTTAAGTTGACTAATTACAAGTCGATTCAAGAAGTAATTCAAAGCTTGAATAGGGAAGAGACGGCTAAGTTTGTTCACTGGATGTCAGAAAACGTCTTTGGCGCAAACCAGATTATTACTGAAGAGCTAGAAAAAATACTAATAAAGTAGTGGAGAAATAAATGAGCAAACTAGATGAATTGTGGAATAGGCTCGACGAAGATAATGATCTCCCTAGAGGTTTTCCAAAGCGAGCAATGAAAGATCCGATAAAAGGATCCCCAAAGCTAGGAAAAGATGTGTCAAGAGATCCTGCAACAGTAGGTAGAATGTCCGCTCCTGGATCTAGCAACAAAGCAAAACTATTAGCTAAACAATTTATAATAGGAGAGTTTGCCAATTCAGATGATTATTATGATGAACTAATTGACAAACATGGAGAAGACCTTGGCGATGAAGTTTCAAAATATGTCGATGAATATTATAAGAAGCTAGAAAGCTACATAAAAAATAATCTTAAATAATATTTTCTCAAAGGGGTAAACATGGCTATAAACTCGAAGAAGAAGGGCAACAGGGGCGAGTTAGAATTAGTTCATATATTAGAAGAAAAATTTGGAATAGGTAGATTTAAAAGAACACCTAGTTCTGGAGCTTGGACCGGTGGTAAGAATAGAGAGGGATGTGAAAACTTACCATGGGAAGCGAAAATTACTTTAGTATCTGATTTGATTACACCTGCTGATTTTAATTTTGTAATTGAGCACAAGTTCTATGCAGACATTTCTTTTTGGGAACTTCTTTCAGATAAGTCTAATTGGAACGATTGGCTAAATCAAGTTGAAGGAGATGCTGACTTCGTAAAGAAAGTACCTTTGCTAATAATAAAATATAATAGGCACGATAGAATAGCTTTGGTACCTTATGCTTACTTAGTTAAATATGGAATGAGCAAGGAAAAGATAGACTTGGAATTATCTAAGAAAATTCATGAATCAGCTAAATATTTCGTTTGGAAAGGTTATTCAGTAGTAAGCCTACAATCTCTTTTAGATTTACCAGTTGATTTCTGGTTTAATGGTGGGGTAGCATAATGGACAGACTAAGAGAGATAGATAAAAAAGCAGAAGTAATTCAACAATACTTTAATAAAATAGGCATCACTAAAATAAAAGACCTTTCCAATTATGAAAGTGGAGGAAAGGGAGATAGCGGATTAAATGCATTTGGTTCTTATAGAACATCAGTAGAAAGCTTAACTTCTATAGACCAAAGTAGAATGATGAGATATAGACAGTATGAGCAAATGTGCTATGTACCAGAACTAAATGGTGGTCTAGAGCTTTATGCCGATGACGGTTCTTTATATAACGAGAATGATCAAGTAATAAAGACAGAAGCTGACAATCAAGAAATAACTGAATCCCTCTCAAGGATGTGGTTTAAAGATCTTGATATGAATTCTATTCTATGGCATATCGTTTATAATACTTGTAAATATGGAGATGCGTTCTACGAAATAATTCCTGATAATTTTAAAAACCCAAAGAAAGTAAAATTCTTAAGATTCATACCTCCACAATTTGTATCTAGAATAGAAAAAGATGGAAATCTATTAGAGTTCGTTGTTAGAATTCCTGAAGAGGTTACATCTGGAGGTTCGACTAGTTATACCACAACTCAGGCACAAGAAATAAAATTAAAGCCGTGGCAGATAGTTCATTTTAAGTTGGACGATAAAGAGTTTGAGCCATATGGGAAATCTGTTCTAGAGCCAGGGAGATTAGCATTCAAGCAAATGAAACTAATTGAAGATGCGATGTTAATCTATAGGATTTCTAGGGCCCCCGAGAGAAGAGTATTCAGTATTCCAGTTGGGAATTTGCCTTATAGAGAAGCTATGGCAAGGGTAGAAGATTTCAAACAAAAATATAGAAAGACTCCGTGGATCGACCCTATAACTGGGGAAATAGGTTATAAAGCTAATCCGTTATCAATAAATGACGACTTCTTCCTACCAAAGAGACCAGATGGTTCTGGTGTTACAATAGACTATTTACCTGGCGGACAACAGCTTGGAGAAATAGATGACGTAAGATACTTCAAAGAAAAGATTTTGAGAACAATGAGAATTCCTATAGCTTATTTAACTGGCGAGCTACAGGGAGACGTTGCTAGAACTTCTTTAGCAGCAATGGATGTAAGATTTGCCAAAACAATAGAAAGAGTACAAAAGATGATTATAAAGGGGCTAGAGAAAATAGCAATAATAGAACTAGCCTTTAAAAGATACTCTATTGAAGATTTGCACTCTTTCGTAATAAAACTAACTCCACCATCAAAGATTTATGAAATGCAAGAGTTAGAAACTACTACTCAAAAGCTTAATGTTATACAAACTGCCATAAGTCTTGCTGACCAAGCTGGTAAATTATATTTACCAAAAGAGTGGTTATATAAGAACATAAGCAAGTTTAACGACCAAGAAATATCAGCCATAAAGTTAATGCAACAAGCTGAAGCTGCTGAAAATGCCGAAGCACAAGCAGCACAAGCAGGAGCAGGAGAAATGGGTGGAGGTCTTGGAGTTGGAGGAGGCGGTGGAGGAGGATTGGGAGGAACACCAGGTGGAGGAATGGAAATGGGAGCAGAAGCTGGAGGAATGGCTGGTGGTGGAGAAATGGGTATGGCCCCAGAAGCTGGAGCAATGCCTCCCGAAGCTACTCCGGCTCCCGGTGGAGGTGAAGCCGAATTAGCCTTAGCAAGTAAAATATTAAATATAGCCGGAAAAGACTTCTTATTAGAAAACGAAAACGACATTAGAGAAATTATAAAATTTGTTAAGAATTATAAAGAAACCGCTAAGATAACTAAAGATAAACCAATTATAGTGCCTAAGAAAAAAATGTACGAAAACAACTTCCATTATTTATTTGTTATAGGTGAGCTAAAGGGCTTAATTAGTCGAAACACTAAAAACAAAAAAGAAATGCTAGAAGACTAAGTAGGAGGGAATTTCTATGGATTTAACTTACAGTCAGATAGCTCAAGCGTCTATGTTCAGCAACGAAAAGATGGTCAATCTCATAAAACAAAAGCTTGCTGAATCTGCAAACGCAGCTGTCGCACTAGTTTTTGACGATAAGTTAATAGTTCTAGATGAAGAGAAAGATGAGTTTTATTCTGTTAACTACAAGGTAGAGGATAAGGCTCTAAAGCTAGAAGGTTGGGATAAGGTAAATCTTTTGGCTGACAATGATTCTAGACTAGAGGCTCTATCAGAGGAATTTTTTGATCCGTATAGTAAAAAGGAAATTACAGTAAAGTCGTTGGTTGAAGCTTTTAAACTAAAGCACTCCGATCAACCAGTCAGGAGACTTTTGAATCAATCTGCAATAGAAAAGAAAAGAATAGTAGAGTCTAATGACAGAATAAAGGCTATAAGAGAAGTTAGAGATGCTAGAGAATATGTTTCTGACGATATAGCTGAAATATTCAATGACCCAAAAATAAAGGCTCTAGCTTCTAAAATGGCTGAGAGCAATCCAGTTCAAGCATCAATAAATAGAATAAACTTCTCTTCTCCAGTGTCTATTTCCTTGCTAGAAGAGTCTTCTAATAAGGTTATAAATCTAAGTGAGAAAAAGAAGAGCAAGGTCAAGTTCGGAAATATAAAGAAGAAGGTCCAGAACATGTGGACTTCAGAGTCCTTCAAAAAGGATCTAAAGGCTTTAGTTGCCGAAATGGCAGAGACTGACAATGTTAAGTCAGTATTAGAAAACTTCATAAAGCAGCACGTAGAAATATTAGTTCTTGAAGCTAGTGAGGTTGAGGATCTAATATTGAAGACTGCTCTAATGGTAAATGAAGCAGCAAAGTCAGAGTCTCTAGTTGGTCTATTTAGAGAATACTATGGACTTGATGAAGCAAAGAAAGCAAAGAAGGATTTTATTTCCAGAAACAATATAGTTGATGAAGCTGCAGACGAAGAGGGCTCAGAAGCAGAGACTGATAAAGAAGAGCCAAAGGAAAAGGAAACTTCTATTGATGAAGATTCCATTAATAAGATTCTAAAGGTTCTCAATAAGATTGGAGAAAATCTAAAAGAGAAAACAATGGAATCTAGATATGTGAAGTCTTTCGTAACAGCTTTAGAAGATGCAAAAGTTGGATCAGTTTCAGAAGGAAAGCTAAAGGAAGTCTTGGACTTCTTGAGCACAGTTTATGATTCAGCAAAGGAAGAGAAAGAAGAGGGTGAGGAGGCATAAGAATGGCCCCCAATGAAAAATACGCAGAATTTTTAAAAGAACAATTAGAACTCTCAGGCGTTCAATTATCTGAGGCTGAACCAGAAGATGATGACTTTGGTAGCATGCCAATGCCTGATGTAGATAAAGAACCAGAAGACAAAAAGAAAGAAGAGCCAAAGAATAAAGAAGACAAAGAAGATAAGGACGACAAAGAAGAAAAGAAAAATGAGAAACCAGAATCTGAGCTAGCAGACAGTTGGGAAATAGACGTTGGTACTGCTGGTAAGATTAAATTTGATATGCATGAAAATTACATGTATATGTGGTATAGAAACAGAAGAAGTAATAAAATAATGATACCCTCAAAATTGAGACCATATGCAAAAGTAGTTAGTGAATTATTTAACGAGCTATTGTCTCATGTAGAGAAGGTAAGCTAAATGGCAGAAAATTTATTAACAGAATTTCAAGATTTCACTTATGAAGTACTATCCGAAGATCGTCCCGGTGGTGGACCAAAGAAAACTTATCTTAAAGGATTGTTTCAGCATGGTGGAATAAAGAACGGAAACGCAAGAGTTTATCCTGCTCCAATATTAGAAAGAGAAATTAGTAAGAATATGGACAAAATAAAGAGCAGGAATATGTTGGGAGAACTAGATCATCCAACAGAAGGAAAAATTCATTTAGATAAAGTTTCACACGTTATAA